GTGAGCGTGAAGCTGAGGGAGCTGCCGGCCGCCACCACATCAGCGATATAGGCGGCTGAGATCTCTGAGGCAGCCGGGAAGATCTCCTCTTCCAGGTAGGCCCGGGGGTCGTAGCCCTGCCAGGCCACGGCGTCAGCCACGTCTCCCGGCTCCTGCATGGCAGCGAGACGCCGCTCGATATCCGACCAGTCGGTTTCCTCTATGGTCTTCCGGATGCTCGCCTTGAAGCGATCGTTCAGCTCATCGATCGCCTTGTTCTCGATCCTCTCCAGCTCCTCAGCGTGGCCCATGGTCTACACCGTAGTATTGGATGGGTTCATGACGTTGTTTTTGTTTCCGAAGATCAGGGCGTGCTCGGCTGCAAGAGCCGCTATCTCCTCATCAGTCAGAGGATTTAACCCCTCCAACTGCCTAAACTCGTTGATTGTGATTGCATGAGATCGATAATTTTCCAGGTTCCTCTGGTGCTCTTTTTCCTTATCTGCGGGGCTCCAATCCCACCACGCGAACTCGTCCGCCAGCTCGAACCCATTCCACTCTAGCCACTGTGTCCACAGGTTCTCAAATGGTCGGCCCCACAGCTCTCTCTCCGAGGCGATATGCAGATCGAGCAGGGTCTTTGAGGGGGCAGTGGTAGCGCTGATGGCCTGGGCCGTTACCTCCAGCACATCACGTTTGAAGAAGAAGGCAATGATCTCTTCCCGGAGGTACTTGTCAGCCTCCCAGGGGTTGAGCGGCATAGAGATGGTCGGGTACTCGATCCTCGTTCCCGCAAGAGCCACCTTTCGGTTGACATATGACTGGTTTTCAGCCAGATCATCGCAGTGTTCTATGAGGTCCTGCATCTTGATGGGAATCTTAGCCTGGATCATGGATACGACGTCCCTGGCGTCGATCCGTTCGGTCTCATTTGGGACTGCAACCCTTCGCTCGGCAGTCATGCCGTAGCGCCGCACTTCTTTCCAAGCCTCGATGCTCGGCTGGAGCACCTTGAGGAAGCTGATATCGTCCGGTACGGTCACATCCTCGATGTAGAGGAGGTTGTCAGGGTCAAGCTCCTTGGCTTGGCCGCCCCAGCCCGCGCCGCTCTGGAAGAATCGTGTGGTATCCTGCTTGGCATCGTAGATGATACCCGGGAGGATCTTGTCAGAGAGGTAGTCCTCGCCCACGCCCGATGCAGTGCTGAAGCTCTGAGCCGGTAGGTGCTGGATCTCTGCGAAGTTGAGCCAGTTGCCCTCCTGCATGGTGGCGTACTCTGATATGGCCTGGCGGAATGACCAGCCATCCAGGGCTGCTGCCCGGACCAGACCCAGCGTACCGCACCGGCGGGCCTTTCCTATCCGGCCTATGCGCTTCTCCTGGTTGTGGATCTGGGCCAGGGCCTTCTCGATGGCCGGACCCTGTGTGTCGTCGGATGAATCGATGGGCTGCAGAACGTGATCGAATCCAGAGAAGCATAATCGAGAGAGCCCAGACAGGGACTCCATGACGACGGGAACAGATCGGTTAGCTGCTATGCGCTCGGGGGTGATGGCCGAGCTGCGATCTATCCAGCCCAGAGGCTGACCGAACCGCACCACAGGTGAGCCGGACATGGCCGGAGAGGCAGCTTCCTTCTGCCTCCTAAAGAGTTGATCCAAGAATTTCATGCTCGTCTTCCTTTCAGCCTGGAGGTTCCCCAGCCCACCGGAGATACCGATTCCACAGCAGCGAACGCCAGCATGAGCGCGTCTGCCCGATCGGGGGAATGCAGCCCTCGCCGCTTCATCTCTTCTTTGCTCTCGATCTGGATCTGCCCGCGGCTTGTGAATTTGTATTTGATACTGGATAGCTGGGCAGCCAAGTCCTCATCACCATCTATGGCGATGTCGCCGACCTCGAACCGCTCCCTGAGGCCCCAGAACCACTCGGCCCTGGCGTTCAGGAAGTGCTCAGGATCTGTGGCGGCGAAGCCCGACCTCATCTCGATAGCCGGCTTTCCCTGCTCGTTCAGCCGGTCGTAGACGCCAGCCCCCAGGCCGTCAGCATCTATCCGGGCCTCGGTGGCCTGCGTCTCTTCCAGGGCAGATATGATCCGGCCAGTCGTCTGCATGGTGTCTTCTTGGCGAGTTGTCCTGTGAACCTTGGCTACTGGCCCACGCCGCAGCACAATTACGGTCTCGTCTGCCCCATGCCTTGCGATATCGCAACCCAGGACAACAGGCTCACCATCCGGGAGCTTGCGCATCTGTGCCGCTTCGATCCAAGATAGGGGGATGAGCGTATCGTTCGCCTTGGTGGGGAATTTTCCCAGGACACGAGAGACCCAGAGCGGATTATCTTCGCCTGCCTCAGACCCACCGCACCACTTCAGCCACTTGTCAGCTACCCATTCGGGGGTGATCAGATAGGGAGCAGGAAGATCGCCGGTGATCTTGGCCTTCCAGCTCCCCCTCCTGATGTCATCCAAGGTGATGCCGAAGGCCGTAAAGTTTGGAGTGTCAAAGGCCGAGATGTGGATCTTGACCACGCCGGGCCGCTTGAACATCTCAAAGAATTCGCCGCTACTCTCTGTGGGATTTCCGATGGCCAAAAGGTGAGCATCCTGCGACGTGAGAATGCCATCAATGCCTACCCAGATGTCAGGCTCGATACCAGCAGCCTCATCAGCCACAACGAATATAGCACCTCTGGAGCTGTGGGCCCCCTGGAATCGGTTGGCATCATTTGTGCTCCGGCCCGTCGCAAACCAGTTCGGGCCGAGGTCAAGCCGCGTCTCAAGCATCTTGCCGCCCAGCGGCAATCGGGCCGATCCATGGGCCTGCCGGATTTCCTGCCAGAGGATGTCTCGCACCTGGTCAAATGTGGGAGCCGTCGTGACGGCCCGCGATAATCGATGGCAGAAGACAAACCATAGCACGGCACGAGCTGAAATCCAGCTCTTTCCAGCTGCGTGACAGGATGCCACGGCAACGGATTTGTGGTCTCGGACAGCTCGGAGGATCTCTTTCTGCTTCTCCCAGGGAGCATTTCCGAGTATGTGCTCAACGAACCAAACAGGATCTTCCCGGCAGCGATCAATTATCTTTTCCACTTGCTCCTTTTTCAGCAAGCTCGATCAGCTCCAGAAAACTTTCTGCCAACTTGCTATCTGGATCGTCGCCTGATAGTTCCAGCTCTGCCTTGATGGCCTTTGCAGCCATCTCTGCCGCTTGACTGTGCCAGGCAATGACTTGGCCAGGCGTAGCTTTCCGCTTGCCCTCAGAGGTTTCATACTCATCTCCTGGCATCCAATCCAAATGTTCGAATGCGCGGGCCTTGATCTTCTCGATGAGGTCCAGTGACTTGACGATCTCCACTTTGACCGCATTCCTGCGGGCCTCATGCTTCTGCGCTCGCTCCTCTTTGGACTCAGCTACTAGGTCTTTCAAGTCCCAGACAGCAGCTTTATACCTCCGGATGGTTTTGGCCTTGTCCGGAATACCCAGCCTCTTTGCTATATGTTCCGGACTTTCCTTCTTCTGAAAACCTTCTTCGATCTGGTCAATGTATGCTGCTATCGATTCAAACGCCATTGGACATCATCTGGACAAATTGACAAAAATGGACATTATGCAATTAGTACTCGGCTCTGGAGTCGCCGCCATTGCCGTTATTCATAGATCATGTTACATTTAACACAATATAGATATCCGTGATTGTCCATCTGCAGCTCGCCGCCGCACGGGCATGCATCGAGCCGTAGGACCTCACCACGCGCTGTCATAATTGATATTTCTGGCTTATTATTTATAGGATCGGACAATTCTCTGGCCGACCTTCCTTGCAATCTAATTATTTTTGGCGGCCTCCAGGACCACTGGGAGCGGTTAAATGGTCTGCCATTGTAGATCAATCTGCCAGATTCTTCGGCCACTTGACAGCGAATTTTTAGATGACAGTGTAGAACTCCGCCGTTTAAAATTGGGCGGAATGCCTTATCCCTATGAAGCGACTTTAATTCCGATTCTGTCAGGTCCTCAGAGTAATCCATCCTCCTCAATCTATATGTCTGTGGTCCGATAATATTATCAGAATTTAGACAGTCTATTTGCACCTGCACCTCACCAAGACACATGCGCGTCCCCCCTGCACGATAGATTCTGTCTCGACTTCGCCAGCGTTTTCAAGCCGCCTGACTGCCTGCTGGATCTTTCCAATGGTCCAAGGCCACCTACCCATTTGCTCCTTGGCCTTGCCGAGGAGTTGATAGAGATTTAATCCGGGATTTTCTCGGACCAGAGTCTTGACCTGGTAGTCTGTGAAATTCATCACTGCTTCACCAACTTCTCCAGCCGTCTAGTCCACGCCCGGACGCTGTTCTCTGCGATCTTTCGATCATCTTCCAGACGTTTGATTGCTGTAGAGATGCTCAGCTCTTTTGCCTTCCAGTATTCCAGCTCGTTCTGGGCGAGCTGGATATCCGAGTCCTTCCTGGAGCTCATAGATCGGCCCCCTGCGATCTGAGCCGCACACGCACGGACTGCTCGCCGTAGTAGTAGCCTTCCAGGTTCAGAGCCTCTGAGATCTGCTTCGGGTTCATTCCAGTCCGCCACATATCCCACATCTTCTGGTCCAGCTCGGCGCGGCTGATTGGTACAGGATCGGGCATCTCCTCGTTTGATGAGACTGCATCTGCGTCGGAGTTGATCTGATCTTGGCGACCCATCTCTTTGGGCATCGGGGCATTGTGGGCCATCTCGTCATGGGATTCGGAGGAGCGCTTCTTTCGGATCTCCTGATGGCGTGCCATCACATCGCCTATGGTACAGTCGTGTCCTCTGCTCCGGAGAGCCTCGTGGATCTCTTTGAATTTCACACCCGCATCTCTTTGTGCATCGATGAAATCATCCTCGCTGTGTGGAATCCTCGGGGGTGCTCGGCGGGTGGTTTGCGCTTTCGTGGAGGTGCTTGTCTCGTTCTGAATTGTATCTTGCGTCTCCTTCACAGATTTTTCAACTATTCGGGAATCCCGAATAGTTGGACGCTCTTCAACCATCTGGGTATCCCGGATAGTTGGATCGGAGTGAGCAAGTTCTCCACTCAAAGCTGCATATGCCTCCTTCCTCAGACCTTCGGCCTTTTGATCCTGTTTGTATTTCCAGTAGCGCATCCTCGCAGCCTTCGGAGTGATGTTACCTGCCTCGGCTGCGATAGCCGGCCAGGACCGGCGCTTCCTATCTGGCCCCAGCGACTCCCTGAGCTCCACAACCTTCTCGGTGATCCTCTGGCTCTCTTCAGGATCGTAATATCGAGCCGCCAGGCCTGTCCTCTGTGGGTGGAATCCCTGAGAGAGCTTGATTGCTACGTCGATGTGTCCTCGGATGAGGTTGATCTCGTTCAGCCGGTCGAGCGGAACTGCCCCCTCTGGGGGAAACAGGATTTTCAGAATCTCTGCCTCAGTGCTCATGCTTTGACTCCTTGAATCTGGATATTGACCTCTTCTCCAACATGCGATCGATACCATTCCTCTTTTTGTGGAGGCCATGCTGGCCTAATTGTGGTCCAAAGATAGCCCCCCGTGAGGAGCAGCAGCACCAAGAACTCTTTTCCATGTGAAAGCTCAAAATTCCCAGGCTTCCATCGGAACTTAGTGTCCCACTCGATGAACTCCTTCGAGAGCTGGCTGCGATCTACCTTCAGAACGGCCAGCAGGGTGGTTGGCCTGTCTGGGTCCATCATATCCATTGCAGAGAACGGCATCTTGCAGTACTCGGCAGCGAATTTGATTGTAGCTAAGCCCACTTTCTTCATCTCCAATTTTTATATTTCAACCGTCTTGAGTCTCGGAGACTTGAGACTCCAAGTCTCTCTCTACCCTTCCAACGTTACTAGCTGTTTATATACTATCTTTCAAATCCTTCCCTTCCCTCAACTAATACATACTACTCTACGACATACTTTTACTAGACTTAGTATGTCGCAGTCTGGCTTTTTACCCCCTTCTCTCCATCCGAGTCTCAAGTCTCCGAGACTTGAAATGGAGCTTAACTCATCTGATTTTTTGGTTAAGTGTGATTACCCATCTCGCAGATGAATTCTCGGCCTTCATGACACGAAAGCGATCATCCATCCTACATGCATCTCGCAGGCGAAAGGCTTGAGCTTTCGATATGCCTAGCCTTCCTCCTTTCTGTCCATGTGGTCCATGTAAGTTGCTGATGTACACTCCGCCGTTTGGGCTCTTCCTGAGTAGGCCGAAGAGTTCATCACGAAGCTTCTTCATGCCTTCAGAGTCTCGCCTGGACTCTTCCTTTTCGAGAAGCGGAGCCATCTTTTGGACCTTTTCTTCCAGGGCTTTGATGCGCCGAAGTGCTATCGCCAGGTCCTCAGCCATGCGATTTTGCCACTCTTCTTGAGTCTCAGAGACTTTGATACCAGTCTCAGAGACTTTGTGACCGTCTGCTGATGCTGTATTAGGATTATCACTATCAGCAGGAGCATCAACAGTACCAGAGACTTTGTTACCTTTCTCTGATATCGTTTTTGTATGAACGTTAGCAGTAGGCTTATCTTCGGTCTCAGAGACTTTGTTACCTCTCTCTGGTATCGTTTCTGCTGAACCATTATCCTGAGGTATCATCTCAGTCTCAGAGACTTTGATACCTGCGGCCAATAGCGATAATACTTGGCCGTCTGCCTGACGCGCCTGACCTGTCTCCGTGACCTTGGCCTTGCCTCTGGGCTTCGGCTTGCCTGCGTTCCTGGCCTTAATCTCTGCCCAGCAGGTTGAGCACATGCCGCGCCGCAAGTCCTTCAGGTCTACTTCTTTCTGGCAGCGCGGGCAGATGGCGAGGCTCATTCTCCCTCCAGCTTCTTCTTCCATAGCCAGTCTGGCACAATCACTCGGTCCTGAAGGACCCTGATCTGGGAGCGAGGCAGCCAGTATGTGCGGACCTTGCCGCGCTTCTCGATCCTCAGAAGGATTGCTTTCTCTGTCTTGGACTCTATGCTGATGGACGCCTGGTAGGTGGACTCATCGAGCGTTCTGAACTCGCTTTCTCCGAGCTTGAAGACTTGGCTCATGCCACCCTCTCTTGATAGTCTCGTATAGCGGCTCTGGAGAAGCTATCTGCCTCGCAGAGGTAAGAATATAGCCAGAAGGCAGCGTTCTTCCAGCCTTGGGCATCCTGCGCAGGACTAGAATCGAAGACTATCCCTTTTCCTCGCAGATCCGCTAATGCAGCAGGCTGGAGAGCAGCTATACGCTCTAAGGTTTCCAAGAGACGTGCAGTCACTCTCGTGCCTCCACGCTCGCCCGGCCTACCATGACGCCCAGCGCCAGGGCCATCTTCTCAACATCAGAGAGTCCATCAAGCAGCGCCACAAGTAGCCTCTCCGGGTACTCCAGGCCATCCCCACGGACTCCCCGGGATTCCATGGCCTTCTCTTGGGCCTCTTCATACCGGCGCTCGACCTGGTCCCACTGCTGCTCAGAGAGGCAGAAGGCATCTACGACGGTCAAGGCAAGACCTCCAGCCGGAATAATCCCAGATCCGACTCCCCTGAGTCGCGCCAATATGGCTCGATCTGGGCCTTAAACTCAACATGCTGCCCTGGCTCTGCTGGTATAGGCCCGTGCCAGTGCCACGGCCTGATCCAGGCATGGTCCAGGTGGCCGCCAATCGGCGTCTCCACGTCAGAGAGCAGGATGAACCCCTGCTTGCTCCGGCCTGCATAGCGAGCAGAGAAGCGAGCCCGCGTGATCCCGGCCCGCTGCAGGGCTGCAAGTTCGGGCCTCATGCGCTCGCCCCCGTCGCATTGATCAGCCAGATGCTGTTGTTTCCCTGCAGGATGCTCACGTTAATGGAGTCCCCAATGACGTGGAGCGTATGCAGGCCCGCGCCGGAGCTCTGGCCGGTGATCTGCAGGGTGACCGCCTGGCCGGTGACTGCGAATACCTCTAGGAGAGCAAACGTCAGGATGGCAACCCAGACGGCAATTGCGGCGATCCAAAAGATTGGGTTGTCGCGTATCATACGCTGCACCTCCCGGCCCGGTCCCTGCCCATGATCACGACTCGCTGGCCTACCAGTGGCCTCAGATCTGCCACGAGGTCGGGCGAGATCTCGATCATCATGTTCTCGACCTGGGCTATGCCCTCGCCGAGTCCCCGGAGCACTCCGATGCATATGCCGTTGGCCGGCAGGGCGATAGGTTCAGAGGATTCACTGATGTCAGAAAACCTTATAGCCGCGCAGGCAGATGAACTCATGAGAATCTCGCCTCCGGAGCTGGGCAGGGATTCTCCCTTCCCATTATCGCGGCTTTTCCTTTCTCTGTTATAGTTGCTCGAGCAAGCCTCTTTTCTGATCTCCGGTCTACAGAAATGAGCTGCTGAGCCTCAAGATCAAGCAGGCGTTTATACAGAACGCGTTGGCTGCGTCTATCTAAGAGAGCCTCTGCCGCTCTGGCCAAAGGCTGGCCAGGTCTCTTATCAATCTCCTTCAGGAGCTTGATATCGATCTCATCTAGTTCGGACATCACGCCTTCCCGAGCCAGGGAAAGCGGACTGCATACCCAGCACAAACCTCACAAATAGCAAGGTTATTATCCTTGCAGCGCACGGTAGTATGCAGCCGGGGTTGGTCCTCACAGCCTGCGAAGTTGAGAGGGAACGGCCCTGGCTCTTGATTCTCGTAGCTTTGGCTATCTAAGTTTTCTTTGATTATATCTCTTTTGGTATTCCCAAGATATCGATTCTCGGACATAATATACCTCTACCTAGCGTGCGGGGCGAAAGTGATCATGCTTTCACCCTCGTGTCCTTTTTGCATTTCTGGCAGTGATAGACCTTAACTCTCTGCCCCTCAAATTCACTCACAGTGGAGTATTCAGCCATAGAGCTGCAGTGCTTGCATACGATTGGCTCCTCATCCACTATGCAGAAGCCCTCAGGATCGTCTCCGGTGCTGATGTTCAGCAGGAGCATTAGTGCATACTTTTTCGCTTGAGTTTGCGCTTTGGAGAATGCTTTGTCGGAGGAGTCATATCCCTGCCCGATACCTTCACTCTCGATCAGAGCTCCAGTTTCCGAGTCGATGACGGAGAGGGTGCACTTTGTCGTGACTAACTCCCATACACCTCCCGTCCGGGTAGTGCGCGGTTGGCGGTCCAGTACATCTAGCCGGCAAACTGTCGCGAGCTTTGCCTCGACTAATGCCTGATTGACTTTCCCGATAATGGCATCCGAGGAGACATATTTGTAGCCCTGGTCTGCATTTGCCTTGTCTTTCGGCACCACAGCGCAGGTCTGCATGACTTGGCAGAGCTTCGCTGCCAGCTTCGCGAGGTCCGGGTTGGAATGGCTGCACTGACTGGGATGGCTGTCGCAGAATAGCGGCATGCCATCGAAAGGCGGGTGGTGAGGTATGAACTCCTGCGGTGCGGCCTCTTGCGGCTTCATGATAGTCTGCTGCTTGGCGGCCATAGCTACACCTCCTTGCTGCCATTCAGCCATGCTACCCTCTTGGCAGCGTCTTCTCTCGAGTGGTGATCGCTTTCTGGGTGCCATTCCCCAGAAGGTGAGTAGAATCCCACCGTGAAAAGATGGGGTTCAGATCGGATATAGACGTACATTTCAGGCCACCCTTGCAGCCCTGCGCACCGGCCTATGATGGATCTCCATCCACCGCCTGCTCTCGGCCTCGATCTCGGCGCGGCACTCTGCACTCGCTCCCTCCTCCTCGTAATGGCAGCAGTTCCCACATCTGCGCCAGCCATTTCTGAACTCCACCGGCATCCACTTCTCCCCACAGACGGGGCATCTTTCGTACTCGTGGGATACCAGAAAGGGCTTCATGCTGCGGATGGCCGCGAGGACTGTCTCTGTGCGACGGTCCTCTGGGATCGATTCTATCTGGTCCTGCAGACGTTTCTCGACTGCGATTTTCTTGGATCTGGACATCGACTTTCACCTGCCCTAATGGGCAATAACCTATTATTACCCAACTGTATATAAGTATTTTCCTAATATTTGGAATAAAAAGGAAATAAAGGATAAGTATATATAGTTTAAACCCGTCATGAAGAACTATGCGTGAATATACCACAATAACGGAAATAGATGAGAGGGGTAGAATGTTGATGCCTCTCGCTGTCCGAAAAGCGCTTGGTATCGAGAATAAAAAAGCGCTGCTAGAAATCAGAGTATCATTGGTCGATGCAAAGAAGGAAGAGAGCGAAAACCCTCTGAAGGCCCACGCTCCTGAATTCCTTCTCGCTTCAGCTTGAGACAGGCAGGTGCAACTGCATGTCCCAAGACGACATTAACCTGACTTCGGCTATTAATCTATCGGATGATTGACAAGATGGGCCGCGTCTATGTGGATCGTAATCTGGCAGAGCAAGAGGTCTTAATAGTGGTTGTCAAGCCAAAACCAGAGGATAAGATCAACTACATTAAAGTAGGTAGATCCTGAAAAGAATGATTATCAAGCGGCCTAAGACCGACCTCTCAGGCCGCCGCAGACAAAGGTGTCACCCAATGTCCGAGAATATTATAGAATTATCCCCAGCAATAAACCTTTTTGATATCTCTAATCACCCTGCTGAGGCCATAGTTGCCTTGATAGAAATGTTAAAGAGGCAAGAACAAGAGATATTGGACAGCAGGATACGGCCATCTGCTGACCACACTGGACGATGGGGATGAGGTGGCTTAAATGGCTGTGCATAATCTGAAGCTGCTGATAGTAGCCGTTCTGTGCTTCCTTGTTGGCATGGCTTCAGCCACCACAGTTGAGGTGTTCACAGCCAACCATGTTGGATTTGGAGATCAGGAGTGGGTTGACTGGAGCGATAAGCTATCGTATAATGCTGAAGAGATTGAGAGACTGCAGAAGACGCTGAATAAGGACCACTACAACCAGAGCTACGAAGTCAATGTCTTCGACTGTGCTGATGCTTCCATCCTCTGCGAACAATGGCTGGAGAAGCATGGCTATGATGCCTACATCTTGGTCGATGTCAACAGAGTTCACGCTTGGGTGGTGGTGCGGTTTGATGATGGAAGCTATGTGCCCGTAGAGGCAACTGCAGACATGGCCCATACGATGGGCAAAATAAATTGGAATCCCAAATATCTGCAGGGATATGTGTACGATACCGCTCTGGAGCTGATGGTGGCAACTGGAAAGATCTGAATGGCAAAAAGGCATCGAGCAGCCTGTATAAGGCTGTCAGAGACATTGAGATCCTGGCCAGCGGTGACCCCGAGAAGGATCGCGAGGAGAGCGAAGAATACTTCCGAGAAGAAAAACTCATATACAATAAATTAATATCATATATACAAGAGGGGAAAATGGATACTCCAGCAGTAGTAATTTTTGTAGATATCCGTGGGTTTACAAGGTGGTCAGAGGGTATAGAAGCATTTCAATATATCGATAAATTTATTTCGAGCTTTTATGAGATACTTTGTAATAAGTTCCATAATTGTAGCTTTATCAAGCAGTTGGGCGATGGAGCTATGATTATTGAGGAAATCGAAGAGGATTACTCGGGAGACTATTTGAGGGATACATTAAAAAAGGAATTAAATAAAATCAAAGACGTTGAAAATGAATTTCGAGAATTATGTGATGATTTTTCTGAATTACATGGATATCACACAGAATTGAATTTAGGGTGGGGAATAGTACGGGGTGTTGTGAAATCCTTGGAGGATAAAAGAGATTATATTGGAGCGAATATTAATAAATGTGCGCGATTGTGTGGGATTGCTAGACCTTTCGGCATCGTTATAGAAAGGGACGATTTTCCAAATCTCCCAGAAGACACAGAGTATAACTTTGCCAAGCAAATTAGAAAGCTAGAAGGCATAGTCGATGACGTTAATGTGTGGGTCACTACGGAGATATCTAATCAATTGGTCCCAAGGGAGAAAATACGAGAATCGCCTGAGGTCCATGTCGCGGGATTGTGCATAAAGACTGAAAGAGAGGGAGTCAAAGCACTAATCGCAAAAAGAAATCCAAACAGAAAACTATACCCTTCATTGTATGAGGGGTGTGGAGGTCAACTTAAATACTCTGAATCATTTGAGGATGGTGTAAAAAGGCATTATTACAGAGAAATGCAGATAGATGTTCAGGTAGTAAAGACTATCCACAGTTTTTATGAAATAAGAGTGCCCGAAGAACCACTTATCCCAGGAATAAGATTTTTATGTAAATACGTGGCTGGGGATCCTGTGTCTAAAAACCATTCAGATATTAGATGGGTTAGCGAGGATGAATTGAAGTCAATCTCAGAAAACGAATTTATTCCTGGTCTCAAAGACGAATTTATTAATTTCATAGAAAGATTTAATCATGAGAGTCAAAAAGAATTGAATTTGGGAAGAAAAAATTGATTGCCCGCTCACGTATTCCAGCATATCGGTTATAATTTTTTCTACAAATATCGTAGGAACAAAACAGCCAAAATCGTTAAGAGCGTCAAACTAGCGATACCTAGCCAAGGAATCAGCGTTAACCGACAATCAAAAACTATTTGGATACCATCTCTGAAGCTGTCATTAAAATATGGATTTCCTGGTAACTTTGAGAAAGTCAACCAGATTGAGATCGGAGAGGAATACGCTTATGTGTCGGTATCTGTTTCTGAACCGAAACTCATTCAGGCCAAGAAATGGATAGGTGTTGACAGAAATACAGTGGGACACATAGTGGTGGTGTCTGATCCTGAAACAGGCGCGGTGATCAAGCTTGGGAAGTCTGCTTTCCACGTTCATCAAAAGTACAAGAATATTCGCAGAAGACTTCAGAAGAAAGGCAAGTACAAAAAAGCGCGGCAAATCAAAGATAAAGAAAGGCGGATTACCAGAGATATCAACCACAAGATATCCCGAAAGATTGTTGATGTTGCCAAAGAGTCCGGTAAAGGTATCAAACTCGAAGATCTAACCGGAATCAAAAGCAGTAAGCATAACAAAAAATCGTTCCGCCGCATCAAGAACAGTTGGCCATTCTACCAACTTCAAACTCAGATAGAATACAAGGCCAAGCTGCTTGGTGTAGAAGTCGCTTATGTTGATCCAGCGTACACTTCGCAAATATGCAGTAGATGCGGACTCATAGGAGACAGGAACAAAAAGAAATTCAAGTGTTCGCATTGTGGACACGTCGATCAAGCCGATGCAAACGCGGGATTTAACATCGCCGAGCGTCCGCGCATAGATCGATCAGCCAAAGACAGGGATTTGGTTGAGGGGAACACTGACATCCCCAAAGCTGTTTTGGCTCGAATCCGGAGCTGACAGCAAACACCATATGCGTTGGCTATGGAACGTATGTCAGAAGAGATACCAATTTTGGAAGTAGGAGAACTAACATGAAAACAGAAACCAATGAATTTGATCTTTATGTGTGCGAGATGCTACGAGACAAGCTGTGTAAGATTGGAGCTGATGGTCTTTGTAATCCAATAAAAGAGTGCGGATGTTCGTTAGATGATTTAGCACCGTGCGGTTGCATTTATATAAGAGAGTGTGCGGCGGCAAAAAAGAGTCGGAAAGACCACTACACGATTATGTAGGAATTTCCAATAGATCGAAAGGCCTGTGCACTCCTGGACTGTACTTTTCTGCTGCTTCAAGTGCCATCAAAACACGGCTCTGGCTAGTGATTCCGAATGACTCTTCGAAGCCATCAGTTGTGTGTAAGCTGCCTAGTGCGTATGGCTCGCCGCTGCCAATCACAGCATAATCCGAGACGTGCTCATTGATATCGTAGGTATAACTTATACGAAATATTGAGTCTTGTATTGCCACGATAAATGTGGCATCGCAGCTGTAGTCGTTGCCTTCCGAATCTTTGAGATGGTGCTTTTCTATTAGGCTTTTTAGTGCTGGCACAAAATCATGTGTCATGTATGAGAACAGGTTGGTAGAATTGTTTTCGGGTGGCTCAAACAAATTCAACATAATGTTGTTTTCTGCGTAGCGGCCAGCCGATCCTAGTATCATGGTGTTTCCAATCTTTTTGATTTTCGGCCACTTCGACAGCTCTGTGTAGTTGTCGTGGTATGTTATGAGGCGGTCTGCGCCTACAATGATCTTATCCGGCGTCTTTAGAGCCACAATACATGTCATTTGGATACCTCCTATTTTTTTCTGCGGATTGTAGTCGAAGAAGATAGCGGCTTTTTCGTGCCTTTTCCGTATGTTATGCCGCCTAGTGGTATAATTTCTGTCTCGAATCTACCATGGTTGATAGCCGGTTGAGTAATTATCAGTTCAGCTGCTATCAATTCTTTGATGGCGGCTATTATTTCATCTGCTTCTTGGTATGTCTTGTATGTTATGAGATCATCTATCGTGACAATGCGTGATTCGTTGCGGGTGACTATTTTATCAAAAAGTTTTTGAGCGGATGGTGTTAGATCCATCTACTTCACCGCCTCAATCCATATAGCTTTTACGAGGTCGCTTAAGTCATCGACGATCTTCCGGCAATCTTCCAGAGTCGATAGGAAGTTTGACCGTATTACTGTGTTACACCATACTAATGCTATTCTGTATTTCATGCTGTATCGCCTAGTCAACTACCACGGCCTGAAGACCATGGCTTGTAGCTAGTGGTTAGCCCGCTACGATTGGCTGGTTGACAGACAGCCTGCTACGATCAGATCTACTGAAGGCAGCGATATTTCTGGACGCATTCAAATCAGCATCGATCTGGAAGCCGCAACTCTTGCACTTGAAGGTTCTACCGTTGCGGTTCTCCTTCTTCTGAAATCCACACCGAGAACAGGTACGAGAAGTATATCTTGGATCTATGGCTACTGCCTTCTTTCCGATAGCTGCCGCTTTGTATTCCACGATACTTCTTAGTTCTGCGAAACTCCATTTACCAAGCTTCTTATTCTTCTTACCGTTCCTGATGTTGGTTAGATCTTCCAAAACGATTACGTCATATGGTTTTGATATGATCCAGTTAGCGATCTGATGATTGGTGTCCTTTTGAAACCGTCTCTCTCGACCTGAAAGTTTTTGCAGCTTTCTTTTAGCAGATCGAGTGCCTATGGACTGAAGTTTTGATCGCAAATACTGATACTTACCCTTGATAGCCTTTACGGAACCCGACTTCCAAAAAGTGTTATCACTGCATACTGCTATGTTATTGATTCCAAGATCTACCCCTAGCCGTCTATCACACGTCATTGGTTCTGGATCAGGCTGTTCTACCTGAATATTGAGATAACATGATTTTTTGGCTATCTTAAGTTGAGCGTTCATGACTTTCCATGTAGCATATTTCTGGTAGTAGTCTGCTAACTTGAAATCATATCGCAATCTACCAAAAGTCGTTGTAAGCTTGCAGTATCCAGATTCCAAGAATACCTTCATGGTTCTGGTATCGAATCTGACAGCTCCCAGAGAATGCTTGAAAGGCTTCTTCTCGAAGTGAAGCCTCTTAAGCATCTCGCTGGCTTGGTCCCTAGCAGTCTGAATCAGGGCAGAGGGTAGGGTAGGATATTTATCTCGAAGATCTTTGTATGTGGCTTTGTTGAGTTTGGTCTTGTTGTAATCATGTGCCGCAAAACCATAGTCTATGACATCTTGACAGGCAGCATTCCAAAGCTTCGCTGTCTGGATGAGTTCATTAGATCTATCGAGCTTTATCTTTATCGTGCGGTACATATTATTAGACCATTAGTGCGTTTATTATATTTATAGTTTTTGGTGTTAAGGGCAAAGGGTTCCGCTTTCATCACCATCCTGAAGGGTGGGGTCTTTCCGATCCGCACTTCGCGATTCTGAAAGATAAAATTACGCTTGTTTATGCTCTCAAGTTGTTCCCTAAGATTACTGGTATATTTATCAGGAAATGCAGTTCGAACGCGTTTGTATGTAGTGGCACTAATTCTGAGCAATATATCAATGTATCTTGTTTTTGATGATGTTTCCTGTGATTGAAAGATGCTGCGACAAAAGCCGACTCAATCCATATTCTTTGTCTGGTGTAATTTTGCTTTGACCTTGTACAAAACACTCCATATCACACAAAGATGTATTTTTGACACTTGCGGTTTTCGACATTTTCAATCACTCAATAACTAATAACTATTATTAGTATTTATACCTATTGGTCAGTTACCGGAATCAACGACGTATTCAATAATGCAGTGTGGCGTTGATCACCAAACACTCGGATGCCAGATTGGTACCATGGTAAACACTGTTTTAGGGCTTTTCCGAACGGAACTGCATGCATCGGATCTACATGATTAATATGGCAGAATTTTATGTACTCGGAGTAGACTCGTTCTTTGGCTACGCATTCATCTGCGACCTCTTTTAGATGTGATTCTATAAAAGCCATCACCGGATCAGATTGCTTTTTGTACTGCTCTTTGACTTCACTGACTTCGAATGAATTGGTGAATCTGCCTGACTCTAACAGTGGCTCCAAGTACGGTACAACCAAGTTGAGGAGGCCACTGAGTTCACGTGGATCTGTGAGCATCTTGAGTTTTTCTGCGCTTTCGGCTTTCTCTTTTTCGGTGAAGACATGCTCGAATGGTAGTATTTCGATGCGCCGGTAAAATCCGGTTGTATCATCTTTGACTCTCGGCAACTTGTTAGCAGCAAATATGATTTTTGCGAAGTTTACGAAGTCGAATGCTCGCTCGCCTTTTCGCTGAGCGCGTATGATATCTTTGTTGGAAGTCAGCATTTTCAGCACGTTGACGTTGGGTAGTGTGTGTTGTGAGAGGTCGCCATTTTCATTGAGAAGTTTGTTGTAGAGGTCACTGGAAGCAAATCGGTCTTCTTCCAGGTCGTGCATGCTAGTGGAGCTCACGTTTTCGTTACCAAGCATAGCACGAATTATATCAATGAAGTGAGATTTGCCTGTGCCTCCAGGCCCCAACAATATGAAAGCCTTCTGGATAGGATATTTCCTATACAAACAATAGGCAATGAATTCTAGTGCTTTCCGGAAATCTTCTTTGCGCAATATCGTATTGAACACACTGAGGATGTTTGGACACGTCGCAGATGGATCATAATTGACATCTAGCTGAATGCGACTGTAGTAGTCTGGACTATGCGGTGTGAATTCCATTGTGTGCCAGTTCAGCATACCATTCTTACAATTTATGATGTTAGTATCTTCATCGAATACTGAGCTCTCCACATAAGTCATGCCTCTTATGATGTTTGCGACTTCTTTTAGTAGGTAGATGCTGTAAACGGTTTGGCCGTTTTGCTTTCGATATGGAGCCAATATTTGGACAAGTATCCGATGTATGATTTCGAGACCATTAGGTACATAATGTCCACGAACATACACCAGAATTTCTTTTGTTTCGATGAGAGTAGCCATCGGTACGGCATTCACAATCATCTGCGCTAAAGCATGGTGGTTAACGGCTACTATTTCTCCTGTTTTTGGATGAAATTTTATACAACTTTCTATATCTGGTTGTTCGAATTCAAATGACACTTTATCACACTCACTGAAACAAAAAAAGGCAATTTATTCGTGGTCGCGGCACATCTCATCTAGTTTACGGAACATCTCATCAAATAGGAGACGCCCCTGGAACCTCATAGCGGATTCTTGATCGGCCGCAATCGAAATATCGAATCCATAGTTGTTCAGAACAATCCGGATCTCCTCGAACATTTTATTGATTGATGCCTGATCTCGCGTATCATCAAACGTCATGTCAGACGTAATGATGGTGAATCCGCTGCCTACTATATCCGATACGTTCAGCATACATATTGTTTATTGGTGGACGACTATTTATAGGTTTTGCTTTGGGCTAGTAGAATTTTCGGCGCGGAAACTCGTACTCACGGCGAGTCTTGCTCCAATTATCAATTTTTGTGAAGTAACCTACAATCCTGGTTATATGCGAAAGGATTGGGGCGCCGCACATTGGACATGTATCGGAGTTACCGCAGACAGTAACATGACCGTTCTTGCACTCGCCAAATGAATAGTTTATGCTGAAGTGTGAGACGCCGTGCTTAACGGAATATTCGATAAGATGTTTCATGACGGCTGGATCTGTTATTCTGTCCTGGATGTTCAAGTGGAGGATGCCGCCGCCGGACAGAATGTCTTGGAAGTTGCCGGTTAGGTTGATGCGCTCCGGTAAAGATGATTCCAGAATCAGCGGTATATATTGATTGGAATATAATTCAAATGGTATCTTTTCGTTGCCGAAAAGTACTTTGTCTTTTGCTACGAATTTGGTGGCTACGGTCTCTCCGGGAATCTCTTCGACATTGAACGGATTACCGGTTTGTTGACTCAGGCTTGCGGCGAACTTCTCAATGTAAGTCAGTACATCTTTGACGAATTGTGTGCCGTTCGGATCGCGAATATCAAGCCCCATGAAGTAGCACATTTCGTAGACGCCGATTATACCGATCGTAGAAAACATTCGGCTGAGCGAGAACCATTTCAGTGGATTATAGAACTGTAGGAAGCCTTGGTCGATGCGACGCTTCAATATTTCTTCGCGGTGTACCAAAAGCAGGTCGCGACAAACCTCTAGTTGGTGTTGCAGATGCTCATAGAATTTTGTTGTGTCCTTGTTGGACCGTAGAGCAATGCGTGGTAGATTAATCGTGACCACTCTATGCGATCCAAGGTTGGTTCCGCCGTTGCCGAAGCTATCGACTCTTGGTAGCTGAGTACGATCCGACAGCAATCTGCAACATGATGCAATCTTGTTGCCAGTGTTCGCGTAGATGTTGAAGCAGCCGGTTTTACAGTTCACTGCAGAAATGAACGACAAGAACTCTTTATCGACTATATCATGATTTTCCGATACCTGGAAGTTAATCGTGACTACTGGAAATCTGTATGGGCTTCCTGATGCAGGATCGCCTTCTGAGAACCACTTACAAAATATTTTTTGGATCTGCATTATGTACTCGAAATCAGGTTTACTACCGTCCGGATAAATGTGCTGACTGAATATCTTTATAAGATTCGGCATATCAAATATCGAGATATTAATGAATGGAGATTGACCACCTACTCGAAAATTGTTGTTGTAGGTGTGGATGGCTCGTTGCAGATCATTGATGATGCGATCTTTTGATAGGTGTTCTTTTTTGGCGTACCAGGCATAATTGACTAAGAGATCGGATAGGGCGATCGCACCGGCCCACGCCTGACTACAATCCATGCCGAATTCTATGCATTGCGATATGAAACTGTCGGCACGTTTTGGCACTAAGCTGTGTAGCTGACCGTATGGTCGACCTTGTTGCATTAACATTGATGTACTGACTGCCATACAATACGGTTGTTGTACTCCAACGCCAGAGCTGTCATGAAAATAGACGTCGCCGAACAAAATCGATTTTATGAGATGATTTGCACGTTCGGTACCGAATCGTCTCTCGGCGTACCTATGAATTAGGTAATAACCTTCAATTTTCTGAATCCCTCGTACAATTTCTGCTCCATAATTATTTGGTGATATTCCACTATCCGCGTTCGCGTTTGCGTCTATGCTAATATCTGGTAGCTTTTCTGTGAAATATTGGTGGGAGAGCTGACCCACGTCTAGGCATCGACGACTTATTCCGTCAATGTCAAGAAGTTTTCTGCCATTTTCGTGTTGGTTAAGTTTGTTGTATATTTCGTCAAATGTGTCGCTGAATGTTGTATCGATTCTCATGTTAAGCACCACTGTAAAGTTTTGTCAATGATTTTTGGAAATTGGTTGAAATTGGATGTCCGCGTATCCAGACTTGTTGATTGCTGGACGCGGGAAATCCATTGGTGGCTAATGACTGCACGTACGGTCCATCTATGATAATAGTTATTACCTGCCTGATATGTTCCGGTATTTCATGGTAGTAGAAGCCGGTGTACAGCACAGTAAGGATCTTGCAGTTAGTTGCTAGGTTATATAGTGCGTTTGGCTGGTAGGCGGGATCTCCGCCAGTAAATACGACACTATCATAGAAGTCCGGATACATAGCTAAGTGATCTAGGATATCTTCAGTCGTGTAATCATGGCCATTCGTGAAGTTCTGTAATGTTGGATTCTGGCATCCGATGCAATTATGATTACAGCCTTGAAAAAATATGTTAAAAGATATGCCGATGCCATCAATGGTTGAGGTTGATGTACCGGCTATGCGAATTGGTGTCATGTTATAGGTTTTCTTTTTGGTATATACCGGAATACACAGATTCAGATTTGTTTGTAAGCGTCATGAAAACTAGCTGGACCAAACGGGCATTCTGGTAAATCTTTATACCGTTGGGGTTGTGTACCACTAGCATGCTTTGAGATCTACCTGTATAACCTGGATCCCAGACGGATGTTTCGACTGTGGCACCCATTCTGATCAAACTAGATCTGGGTCGAGCGATGCCCATAGTCACAGCTGGTACAGATATAACTTCATTGAATGTGATTAGATATGCTCCAGGAGTAAGTATCCAGAACTGGTTATCAATTTGGCCTGGTTCATTTAGACGCGGTAACTCTCGATTGGAGTTGTCAAAATCGATGGTTCCTCTACTGCGATAAGATTCGATTTTGGAAACGGTAAGATCGATGCCAACAGGCTGGATTTGTTTGGCTGGATCGATCATGTTAGTTACGATGTTGTTGCGTGCAACATCTTCTCCTAGTAGGACTGACATGGTTGATTGGACTCCTTTGTGATTTGTAGTTCTTCGGGCGGTACGGTGGCTAGCATCCAGAGCCGTTTTACGGTGTTGGGCTCTTTTTGTAGCGCCTGATAAATGTTCTCTGGGATTTCAAACCAATCTTCAAAATACTTCAAGAATATTGGTTCGAAATCATGGCAAGAAGAATCCCAGCTGAGTTGCATGTACTGACAATAACAATAAGGTAGGCCACCGCATTCTATTGATTTTTCTATTTCTTCGGATGTGGTCATATCACCGCACAATTTACATATGTAGTATTGCATGTTACCATGACTCCAACATTCGTTTTGCTTTTTCTGGTAGATCTAAAATAGCTTCTAGTGGTGTTTTATACTTTTCTTTCATGGTTAATAAAGTTTTTGGCCCGATGCCTGGTAGTTCGCTCAACCACTCTGACGCGGAACCTGCTTTGATGGTGGATGTCGGCGCATCCAGTTTTGGCAAATAGTTATGGATGTGTATCAGTCGCCATACCGTTTCTTCGAGGTTCAGCGTGTAATACAGGCGGACGCCTAATTCTTGTTGATGGGTCAGGAAGTTCGAGAATGTTTGGTAGGACATACCTTTTCTGAGAGTGTTTCCGTCATATAACCATATCTGGCTGTTGGCTATGGTATATGTGCCTTCTAGCAAGAGGCCTATTCGATCGTAGTCCAGTTTGCGCATCTTGGCTAACCTAGTTTTTAGAGTTCTGTACGAGCCGCAAAAATCTGAAATGCTTTTGCGCTCTATCAAGATGCTGTGTCCGGAATTTTCCAGCAGGTAGTCGGCTAACGGTAAGCACCGAAACTGGAATTCGGGGATTTCCGGACCTAGAATTTTGGTTACCAACAAATCCTGTATTTGCGGGATGAAATGCTCCCGTGTATCAACGACTATCATGGTGGACGCTGCTTATAATTCATATGAAAACACAATGTCAGTCAGATGATCATGTGATCGATAATACTGAAATTGGAATATCATGTCGTCAAGCTCCCATCAGTATCGTAGTAAGTATAAGATGTAGTATTATAATTGTTGGTAGTAGTAACATCACGATATGGATCAGGTATGACTTCGTGCGTATGGAAAACCAAACTAGGATCAGGTATGAGTTTCCAAACAGAATCATCTTGAAGAATGTCACGGTAAAATCGGATCTGTTTTCCATTGGAATATCCAATTTTTGTTGCGCATTGTTCACATCTGAATTCAGACAGCCTTACCGGATTCATGAACCAATTGTTGGTGTGGCCGCATTTGCAAACAAATTGGAATATCATGTTGTCACCATAATATCTGCGGGACTCTGGCTGCGGCTAATACGCTCAACGGATCAGGATCTACGACTTCTAGTTGGTAGTCTGGGTTGTTGCACGGGAAATCGTGTCCGGTGCTATGTATTAGGGCAACCTGCTTTTTGACGGTTCTACCTTCTTCTTGAACATCCCGATGAATGAGCTCGATGCTAACATCCGAATTGAAGTCTGTGCTGGTCGGATAAACCAAAGGAATCTTGTTGCCGGTCTCAAACTCGCGTGTTGTTCGATGAACTATCAATACGTTGGCGAAATTTTGGATGGTTGTTATTTGGCCGGACATAGCTTGCGTGATCAGTCCAAATTCTTGTTGAGTCGGCCACTTTCTGCGATTGACCTGTAGGTAGTGTGCAATCTCGAATGCTCTCCATCTATAAGAATCGTCTAATGCTACCCATATTTTTTCGTTGTTTGCGGCTTTTTCTTCCGCGAAGAACTTTGCCTTCTCTAAGGATATCTGGAAATCTTCCCATGTTTTCGGGAAGCAATATTGGTTTTGGTAATCAAATCCATCGATCTTTGGTTGCCAGGTTATGTGTCCGTCTGGTTTTCTAATAGGTCGAAATATCGATCGAAAGCCTTCGCCTACTGATCGGCTAAGAGCAATCTGGTCAAACTCTAGTTTGCCGAATGAGAGTTTGGCTGGCGGAAAATCAATGAGAACTACATTAGGAAAACTTGCGGCAAAATAAGTCTTTCCTATTTTGGTGTCCGCATACACGGAAACTAGTAGCGGATAGGTGACCTCTCCTTCTGGAATATCAACTGTAAGATCTGGCATGTGTTACCTCCGAGCAAAAAATGTTTTGTTCTAATTTCTGAGTAATGTTTGTAGCTTCCGGTTTTTTATTTCTGATATGATAATCCTTTTGATCGCCTCCGATACAGATTCTTTGTCGCGGCACAGTAGCTCGCAGACAGACTCTATGTCTTGATCTGTGAGATCTATTGTGATTGTCGGCATGCTGATGCTCCCATAAAGGGTGAGGCTAGATTAAGCCTCACTGAAGTCTAGCGTCTTGCCGTCAGACGTGTACTTTACGTTCTTCATGATTTCCTGCCAGGCAGCTGTTGTTTCCTGATAGGAACCAAACTGTCCGCTGCCGTACAGCTCCAGGATGTCACGCTTCGGCCTGCCCTGGTAATTGGCTTTCAGGTATTCCAGGAGTGCTTTGGCGCGATCAGAAAGAGCTTCCTTGCCGGTGACAATTGGCTGAGCAAGCTCCTTCTTGACAATTGACTTCGGGTCAATGCGGGAGAATCCGCCCTTGTCCTTGACGATGGTGAGTACGAATTCGTCGCCAGGCTTGAAGAAGTCGCTCAGCTTGAATTCGTCACCTGGTTCTACTGGAATGCCGGTAGCTCTAGTGATGAAGTCGGTTAGAGCTTTTCCACCGCCGAGTCTTTCTCCGGAAGCACCCCACAGGTTGATGGGGAATTCGGCGCCGGACCTGATCTCATAGTTGTTCTCGGAAGGTATTCTGAATATGAATCGGTATTGGTCCACGAATGCAGTCTTTTCTCTGGGGCTGGTATCATTCGGACGTGCTGGCCAGTACTCGGCCGGTGTTGCATCTACAATTGCCTTCTGCTCTGGCGTAAGACTGTCATACTCCTTTTGGACAATCTGTTTGCCGCTTAGACCCATCCGGTTTTGAACCACTTTATCTTCGCGGATGATGTCCACTAACTGGGCGACGTATGTTCCTTCGGGGATACCACCGCTTCTTATGACGATTTTCTCGTCCCAAGCTTTGTTAGACATAGCTATTACCTGCTTTTCTTTGTTGTGTTGATGATCTGATTTATTGTTTTGTCACCAACAATATTACATTATGTTACCAAGTATATATAGTTTTTGGTTATCGGGATATTGCGTAACATTGTTTCGGTGACATGTAATCCACTGAAAGCGCCCCGATAACTGTTAGAAAAGAAAGCACATGAAACGTGCCTTCCTTTCCGTTTTGTGGGGGGTAATTGTAAAATAGCATTTGCAACTATAAAAAGGTTTTGGTTCAGGTTACGTTGACTGTTATTGTTCTGGCGCGTATTCTTTGGTCTTCGTCTATGTTGATGACCGAACCTGGTGTGGTAATTGTGATTCCGTTACCTGTGATTTGGCATAATGTTATGTTGTCTATACCAGTGAACATTTCTGATGTATTATAGTTCATGTAGATATATAGGAATAGGTCCGACCATTCTAAGTCTTTACCGATGGTAAATTCGTTCAGGAAGGTGGTTATTGAATTTTTGACTCCATCTGAAAGGTTGAGTGGAGCGGTGTTTGTAGCAGTAATGTTTATTGTGGCGTCTATATAGACGGTACGAGGTAATATGTACATATAGGGATATTGTCCCATACCTATCAGAATGTCATAGCTATTTGTACCGGAATAGAATATTTCATCTATGATAGCGGCACGATCTGTATTGCTTTCTAGAGTGGCTTCTACTGTGTCTCCGACAGCTGTACCTGGTGGTATGATTACCGAGGCGGTTCGAGTTCTGCCCAATATGTCAATGTAATGTAGTGTGAAAGTTTCTCCAGATAGTGCATTACTTGTTGCTCGGACCCAGATTCGGCCACCAGAGCATTCTGAAATATGGTTGGTTATGACTCCGTTTCGGATAGTAGCTCCAAGTTTACCACGACATGTTATTCCTGCGGCTACATTATCTATTAATACGTCATATATGTCGTTGTAGTCGAGACCAACACCACCACTGTAATCAACTACGACTTCTAAGTCGCCGTTACTTCTTGGGAATATGTGGGCTTCGGATATATCTTCCAAATCTGTTAGATGCTCTTCGATTACTATGGAAGTTGCGGTGCCTGTTGCGAGTACAGCATAAAAGTATCGGTTACGTAAGTCGTCGTCACTTTCTTGATCTGTACCACCAGTAAAAGCTTCTTGGTTTTCTATTCTATAGATGCCCGGGATCGGATACGGAATATTTGTGATCATGTAAGCAGATATGTTGCCTTTTGTACCGGGTTCTACTGCTCTGGCAGGTACGATAACAGAACTTTCGCCGATTCCTATTTCAGCATAAGATGTTGTTTCGAAGAATATTCGGCTGCCGTCAGCACCAATTGCTAATGCTTTTGATCCTAGTGGGATTGGTATTGGTGTGGTGGTTATTTCTATACTAGAAAAGGTTAGGGTGCCGATTGCTTGATCACCGGGTAATCGACCTTCTGGTAATCGATCAACTACTAATGCATCCAAATCATCACCAGTAGCGGTTAGGATTGATATGCTATAGACTTCTTCTTGGATTCGCTGGTACATTAGGTTGACCTGGATGGCGATTATTTCATCCAGAATGTCGAGCATGCTGCCAGGACTGAAGTTTCTGATCTTTGGATGGCGTCGAATTATGGCATCCTTTAAGTTGTTTTTTATTTCGTTGATTTCTGGAATTAGCATAAAGAACTCCTAAATATTAGTAGTATTCGATTATATTGCTCAATTCGGAGGTAATGGACATAAGTTCTTCTGGTGTGTACAGAAATTCTAGTGACTCGCCTTGCGTAGTTCTTACAAGAATTTCTGTTTGGAAAGGATCAGTTAGGCTGGTTGAGCATGTTACGGTCTTTATGATGATTTCTGGGAATTGATATTTCATGTCGGCTTCTAGGTCTTGTTCCAGTCGGCGCAAGTTTCCACGTGTGTTCTTTTCGTGGAGATAATCTAGGCAGCTGCATCCGACGTTGGGATCGTAACGCTCGCCTTTTGGTGTTGCCAGATATAGGAAGAATCGTTGTTTTAGTTCGTCCTGGTCAGAAATTAATGAGAGATCGCCGGTGGCATCGAGCACTAAGTCAAGGCTAGAGTGGCAGTGACAATGTCCGGCACTAATGTCCATGTTGGTACGTAAATCATACATGATGTGATTCTCCTAGAGATATGCACAAACTGCGAATATGATTGTTGTGGCTTGTTCTCCATTTATATAAAGGTGCCCTGGAACAGAATCACCCCAATATCCAGTATTTAAATTGAGATAATACGTGGTCTTTGATGCTAGATTAAGGATCTTTTCTTTTGTAGCTGGTGCAACCAACATAATTGCAGAATTGACGTATGACATCACTGTGAATTCGTTATCAGATTCGTCGTTATTTGTTGTGGATAACGTAGTAGATAACGTGAATTGGGTGGCTGAACTAAAATTTCCGACTTGTGAATCTGAGAAATAATAAACCCTCCAAACTCCTATGGGTATGGTTAAAGACAGACCGCCAACGTTATACCAAGTTAAAGCGACTGGGTTTAGCTGGTCTTTCAAGTCTGAATTCACTAATTTTACCGTCCACTTGTCGGGGCTGAGTGGAAAGCCTGCTGGTGCTTTCATCATGCTGTAAAATGGGTTTGTGATTTCATCACCTGAAAGGTTGTAGTCTGTGCCACCGTAGACTGTTATAGTGGTATCTGGATCAGAGTAATTGACTTTTACAATTATGAAATATTTCGTAGTGGATTGCGTTAACTTGATACGCATTCCAGGATAGTATTTTGTGGTTTTATCTCCTTCAATTTTGAATGTGAACGTTGGATCGTCTTCTTCATCATATGTCCATGTCTCACCTGCAGGTATCCAGCCATCAATCGGTACACAGCCATTTATACCTAAAACATTTTTTGTTTCAGCTAAAGTTTTCTTAGTGAACGTTCCTGAACCAGAAGCTACTAAAAAATCATTTTCAGCGGTGGCTAGTGAATGAGGAATATATCGATACAGGATGTTTCTGGTAAAGACATTCGGGAGTCCTTGTGGAGCGGCATACATACTGTAATAGTGAGATGTTATAGTGTCATTTGTAAGTGTGTATAATCCACCACCATTAAGATGTAGTAATGTGTCGCCACTACTCAATTCTACTGAGATTATCTCAAAATATTTTGTTTGATTGCTTTGTGTGATTGTAACAACCTGATTTTCCCAGTATTTTGAGGTAAGGTCACCATTGATTTTTATAGTTGTTGAATCATAGTATTGCCATTCTTCGCTCATTCAAACCATCCTCCTTCGCAATGTGGTGGTTCAGGTGGTAGTGGACAACTACATCCATCGTGAGAGCAGAAGCCATCGATTTGTTGATTACCATGGTTGTGGACTAGATCCGTTATTTCATCTATTAGGGGGGCTTCTAATGTAATTTTGATTGGAGAATGAAGGATAATTTCTCCAGATTTCATGATTCGGACGTAAGCATTGCTCTCAAAATCGTCCATTGACGCCGCAATATCACTTTCGTTTTCCGGAGAGAATACGGCAACGCGCGTTCCTTTGTGCTCTGCGGTGATTGCGACTTCTTCGTGGACCGAATGTATGTCTATGGAGCCGTCTGGGCTATGGTTGAGATGGCCTTTTTTGGAAGCTTCACATGTTGCTCCGCCTAACCTGATATGTCCGCAACCTTCTGAATATTCTGAGGATGGATTGCCGCAAGAATTTTCGTTTTCGGATTCGAAACGTAGGTAAGATCCACAACGGCTGTGCCATTCGGCGCGACTGTTGTATGCTTCCTCAGATTCTGTTTTCGTGGAATATTGTTTGAACCATTGTTCGCTGCAACGAGGTACAGAATCAATAGTCCAGCAATCTTTGCATGTGGGTTCTGCATCGCCTTTTTGGCAGTCCCAGACAAACATTTGGTCTCGACCTTTGCCGCCAGGTTGGCCGGTAACAGGTCCGTGGAATAGCTTTTTACAGACCGGCATCTTGCCTTTCGGATGATCTTTGTAGTCATGGTTGTGATCTTGTGTGGGTTCGAGCCACTGACACCATTTCCAGACTTCGTCGTACATTGCGTCCGCGCAAGTTGGTCCACGCATCACAGGAGCCTGATAAGTTGTGTTAACGGGCCCGAGGATTATAGGCTGTGTATTATAAAGAAACAGGACTTGAACGAGGTCGCCGACTCTGGGTGTCCATGGATGGCCGAAACAGTTTCCGACAAAGTCTTGGATGACAATTTCATATTGATGCTCGAGCTTTTTTGGATCTATCTTTTCTTTGGCATCTCGAATTTTGACTGTGACAGTATTGTAGTATTCTGGGTGATCTGGGCTATGGCATTGAACACCTGGATGACCTCTTCGATCTACTTTGACTACAGTAGCATATTCCAACTTAAAGATGTTTTGTTGCCAGCGTTGGACGCTATTTCCTAATGAAGTCATTGGCCCGGATGGCATTTATTCCACCATCCAAATTGCGTTGCCGAAATAACGGTTTTTCCTGGCAAAAGATCTCAACATGGAATGCGGTACCTTGATGTAAGATTTATTTCGGTCTTGGTTTTCGACCAGCATCCAGAAGTTACCATCTTTGAATATAGTGTTTCGATGTCGCGACAAAAACAACGATATGAATTCTTCGTCGGAAATTCCGGTGTCGTTATTGTTGACGGGAAGTTCCCAGGTGGCTGGACGATGTTCGAATACTGGTTTGGGTGACCATTTTCGTTTTGATACGTCTCTGAATTCGTGTGCGACTCTGTCAGGTAATTCCGCTAAATCAAAGTTTGAGTAATGGTCATCGGTTAGTTTGGCGCGGACTATATTACCACCTCGATCATATCGGTAGATCCAAGTTGTAGTTCCGTCGCCATAAAAAGTGTAAGCGTACTTATCACTCATATCTCGTTTCTCCAGTTGGGGTTTATTGTGTTGTTATTGGCCTCTATAATACTTATTTCTTCTTTGTAGTGTTCTATAATTTCTGGTGTAACGTTTTCGGTATAAGACGGTATCTGGTGGCTGGGACCCCATACGCCGGCGATCCACTGACCATTGCGGAAGACATATTGCCAGATATTGCCTTCAGAATCGGTATATTCATCGGTTGAGGTTATTATTCCTGAAGAATCGATTGTGATTTCATTACCATATTCTGTGTTGATTCTTGCAACTTCTAAGTGAGATATTATTCCTGAAGAACTGTATTCAACTTCTTTCTTTTTTACTCCGCCATAAATCCAGCGCAGTTCGCCTGTTATAACATCCGGAACGGTAAAGATAACTATGCTAAGTATTTTTGGAATTTTGTTAGCAACTACTACTTTGATGTCTCTATCAATGTATGCTTTGAAGTTCTCGTCTTCTAGATCTGCTTCGATGTTGGCTTGTACGGATTGTAAATTAGCATCATGTGTGATATAGGCGGCAGTTTTGGCATATCGATATATGCTTTCGGTATTTTCTATATGCGCGAAAATTTCATCTTTTACTGGGGTTGGTATGTGGCGCATGGTTTCGTTCATGTCGGTTGTACCGGCTATTACAGTAATGTCGTTTGCGTGACCGAATATAGTTGATGTGTCGCCTGGATCAATGACATATGGATCTAAAAATACGGTTCCTGTATTGGAATCTGAATCAGTTAGGACTACATATACATTGTCTTCGAAATCATGTCCGAAATAGAAACTTTCTTTGTTGTCTTGGGCGATGCTTCGTAGAGATTCGTTGCCGGACAAATCTGACGGGGTATAATCTTGTTTGATTAATTTGGATGCACCATATCTCAAGTCCAGTATTTTTGCATTAGCAGGAGTCTCTGCATTAATTTCATCTATTTTGTCCTGCATTTTGAGTTCGTAGCCATCTTCTGGTGACCAAGTACTATCATCAAAAGAACCAGCTGCTTCTATCGAAATGCAGCCGAAAGTTACTGTCGCTGTTTCGTTATTGTATTTGGCATCCGACATAAAGCCTTGAAAAATCATGTAGGTGTTGGTTTCTACTCCGTGATCAGTGTTAAAGTCAATGGCAGCTTGCGACCATATACGAGTTATGCGTGGAGCCCATTCGTAACTAGCTATTTTCTTTCCGTATTTCTGGAAGTTGTTGTTGAGTGTTACTGTGCATGTGGATTGTTCGTTACCTTCGTCGTAACCAGATTGTAAGGTAGCTGTGATACTGATAATGTCTTTTGAAACTACGTCACCACCGATTGTTGTATATGTTCTTATGCCTTGTCCGAGTCCGGTATTATTACCGCCGCCAGATGATGCGTTTTCTGTTATTGGATCTTCTGGATCTTCGGGTGCTACTGGTTCTGGGGAAGGAACTTCTTTTTTGTCTGGGAGATTGGCAGTTCCATATGTTAGGAGAGACATCTTGAGGGATGCATCTGGTGTTTCGTCGTTTCTGACAGCTTCTTGATATTGGTCGATTTGGTCATAGAGCTGGTTGTAACCTTTAGTGTACCAATCGCTCAGTTTGTCGGCGCTTTCTGGTGGAGCTTCTGGCTTGAAGATGCGGATTACTGTTCCAGGATATTCATTGGGGTGAGCATCCAAATATTCTGGTATTGTCCAGTTAACCATCTTCAGTCATTCCTTTCGATTAGTTTCATGTTGCAGGTTAGGTGGTAATCGTCTAAGCCTTCTTCGGCGTTGGCGGTAAAAGATTGTATGTACATGCTGGCAGATTTGAATGCAGTTTTTACGTCGTACGGTCCGACATTATCAACTAATTTTTGAATTTCTTGTGCGTCAGAATTAGTGAGTATGACAAATTCTAGATCTAGTTTCCATAATGTTTCTTTGGCAGTTCGGCATGTTTTATGTTTCGGCCACGGTATTTCATGAATTTTTATTATGTTTTCTTTAGACCAACTTATCCTTGTTGGATTGGGTCTGCCGGATGGTACAGTTCCATCTGCAGATATAGCAGCTGCTTCTTCATTTAAGGCATAACTTCCTATCTGAACAGTGAATGTTATAATGATCAACTCCTTGCTTTTATGTTTGAGTGCTTAATAGCTACCATACGTTCTGATACACTTTCCTATGATAGATTTGACGGCTCTCTCGAATGCAAAATCGTCTAAGTAGCGACCATTTCCTGTGCCGGTACCAGATGTTTTGTATTCTATGTTAATTGTGATGTCTTTATTGGTGTTGGTGTTGTTGGCGCCAGAAATTTGGGATATGTTTTCCAGTAAATTTATTAGGTTAGAATCTCTTGCAATTCCAGCCGGAACTATCGGTTCTCCTGTATCAACCCAAGCCAATCCTGATTGTGTGACTTGTCCACCGATATCGTTTTTCGGAATTCCGAGCCATTCTGCCGGTTTCTTTGCTGCTTCTGTTAGTGGACTGAAAAATTCGTTTGCTTTTCCTCCCCAGTATTGGAGTCCTGATACGAAATATTGGTCCGCGGCAGCAAATTCTTTTTTCGATTGCTCGTATCCGGCTTTATATCCCATGCCAAGATAATCATTGACGTATTCTGAGGGAGATTGTTTTTCTTCTTCAGGTAAGGCTCCAGTTACTGGCTCGTGGTTAGACTTAGCATAGGCGCTTTCGATACTCTTTAGATCGATGTCGCTGATTTTGTTTGGATATTTTTTCCTCAGTTCTGGTGCGGTCATCTGGCCGGACGCATATTTGTAGAAATCCTCTTTCATTTCTTCTGGTGCGTTCGCGAGCCAGCCATACTGTTCTTTGCTGATTTCGTTGCTAAAAGATACTTTTGTTTCTCCGGTAGATTTTATACCTAACTTTTCTAGAATCTTTAAAATCGAATCATATATGTTTTTCAATGGGGTGCCTACGTGATTTATAACAAAATCCCACAAGCCTTTCAGTGGTGTATAAATATATTTTGTGATCATTCCTATGATGTAGTCTATGAATCCTTCTATGCGTTTGAGTAGATCCTTGATTTCGTTGACGAAATCTATTATTTTATATAGGGGGACGCCCAATAATTTTGTTATTACGGCAAAGAAGGTTGTTCCGCTGAATACACCTGCTAGTGATTCTTTGATTGAGCCCATCGCGACTTCTAGTGTGGGTAGTTTGATGCTGGTGAGTTGTTTCCAGGCACCAGCTAAGTCACCACCTAATGCCTTTTTGAAAGCTTCAATTATTGGCTGAAGAATACCCAACTTATCCGCAATGAGTGCGAGCACACCAATTAGTACGGTTCCAGCTATGATGAATGGTAATAGGGGTGCCAAGGTTGCCCAAATACCAGACGCGAGTGCCCATGCTCCAGCAGCTGCTCCATGTTCGGCTGTAGCCATTGCAACTGTAGTTGCGGTGTTTGTGACTTTTGCGGCGGTATTTGTACCCAACAATGCATTGCTGAGGCCAACCAATATATTATGTGCTCTCAATATAGTCAAGAGTGGAGTAAGCACACCAATTGTAAGACTAACAGCAGATGCCATCGCAAGGAACATACCGAGAAGTCCGATTAGTGCTGGAGCATAGGGTATTTTCAATAGTATTTCAGCAAACCGAGCAACAATGCCAGTAACTGTTACCATTGGTGCAGCTATGCTGTCTCCAATTGCATATTGTAATTTTTTGATGTTGACTTGTAGTTGTTCCCATGGCCTTTTGTCCAGTTCGGCTTTCATGTCGACTTTGGCGCCTTCTTGCATCATATATTGTATACGTGCTTTGGCGGATCTCATAGAAGGATCATCGACACTAACACCCATTGCAGTCGCAAATTTGGTGCCAAATCTACCAGACATTTTTCCTTCAGTCATGGTAGCGCGTTGTACCAATTGTTCCGCACTATAAATGCCTTGCTCTTGCATCATTTCTTGGTGTTTGAAGTAGAAGTCTGTTATGGCATCTGCCTGAGCTAACTTTTCTTGACTACCTCCTTTTAGATACTTAGTTGATGCAGTTAGGACGGAATACATTTCTTTTGCGGTGTCTTGTCTGGTACCTTCTCCTGCTGCTGCTTGTTGTTCTACAAATGCAGTTAGTTCTTCATATGTGATACCGAGCTTCTTGTTGTTGGTAATGGCTTCTTCTATTCCTTCATTGTATAATTTGACTTTTGCGCTGTCCATCCATGCAAGACCAGATACGGCGCCACCTAATGTCATGCCCATCAATGCACCGGACATTTCTCTGATGCCCATATTAACATCAGATAGCGAAGATTTGAGTGTACCGAGGGCAGAAGATGCTTTAGAGCCGAGATCAGAAAAAGCATTAGTTGCTTTGGAGCCGAAGCTAGTGACGGCGCTAGTTGCGTTGTTGGTTGTTGCCGACAGCCTGGTGAAATTATCGGTTGCTTGGCTAGTTCCTATGTTGACCTTTTGTCCAGAAAGTTTATCTACTTGACTGGAGACAGCTTGGAGCCTGGCTTCCGGATTTCCAGCAATTTCGACTAGGATTTGTACTGATCTTGCATAGTCAGTAATGATTCATCACCTCAATCAGGCAGGAGGCCCCGGCCTTTAGGTCGGGGAGGAATACCGTACGACTCCTACCAAAACATTTATATACCAACAGGTCAAATATGTCTATATTATGATGCAAACTCTCAAAGTCAAATTAGATACAACGACTGAAGATAGCCGGGCGCTCCTTGAGACTATGCATCAATTTAATGCCGCTTGCAATTACGTGGCTGAGAAGGCTTTTGAGCTTCATACAGCCAATAAAATCAAATTGCAGAAAATTGTCTATTATAACATTCGTGAGAAATTTGGCATCTCTGCCCAAATGGCTGTTAGGGCAATCTCTAAGGCGTGCGAAGCCTACAAGAGAGACAAGTCTATCAGACCGGAGTTTAGACCGGATGGCGCTATGGTCTATGATCAACATATTATGTCTTGGAAGGGACTCGATAGAGTTTCTTTGCTGACACTCAGAGGCAGAATCAAGGTGCCCATCGTTTTGGATAGTTATCATGCTCCGAGACTTAATAATATGAGAGGCCAAACGGATCTTGTTTATCAGAAAGGAAACTTTTATCTTTGTATCGTGGTAGATGTTTCTGATCCGCCCAAAATAGTTCCTGAGAACGTTCTTGGAGTAGATCTTGGAATCAAGAATATCGCAGTTGATTCTACTGGTGACGTGTTTTCTGGTGATAAGGTTGAGAGAGTTAGAATCAAAATGGCTAACCTTCGTGCAGATCTCCAACGTAAAGGCACAAAATCCGCCAAACGTCATCTGAAGAAACTTTCTGGTCATGAAGCACGGTTCAAGAGAGATACTAACCATTGCATTTCCAAGAAACTTGTCATGAAAGCCACAGACACCTCTTCTTTGATTGCACTTGAAGATCTCAAGTACATTCGTGAGAGGACAACGGTTCAGAAGGCTCAGAGACATAGACTTAGTTCTTGGAGTTTTGATCAAATCAGGGAGTTCATTGACTACAAGGCAGCCATTGCTGGTGTTGGTGTGGTCTATATTGACCCCGCTTATACCTCTCAGGAATGCCCTATTTGTCATCATATCTCCCGATCCAATCGCCCTAACCGTGATAACTTTCAATGTGTCTGCTGCGGCTTCTCTGGTCCTGCCGACACAATAGCAGCCCGAAACATAGCCGCTAGGGTAGCAGTCAATCTGCCTATCGTGACGGGATTCCTCCGGGATTCTCAGTCGCAAGCCCTGCCCTTTAGGGCAGTGTAGTTGACACCTTGAAAAAAGTTAGGTTGTTTTCTTGTTTTTGTTTGCCTCAATTATGTTCAGCCAGCGTTGCTTTGCGTCGTCGCTACACTTTTCGTATGTGAAGTTTTCTGGTAATTTACCCTTAACGGTATTAACAAATTCTTTGTGTGAAAGAACTTTGTTCCGTTTGCCGGCTTTTGCCAAATTGATTATTTCCTGCATTTTGGCGATAGAGTCTATCTGAATGCGAGTTAGTTTTCCAATTGGCTTATTTGATATTCTGTATCCGGAGTAATGCAGCCAGGTGAGCTTTTCGCCTTCAGGTCTTTGAAAAAATCTATCAGCTCTTTGCTATCGACTGTTGAGATATTAATGATTTCTCGACCGATTTCTATCAGCGCGTTACCGACCATGTTTTCGAAGACTTCACGTTTTTGGCCGTCAGCATCTTCTACAATTTCGTGAAGACTCGGATCAACGATACCGTAACGGCAAGCTTCTATCTGCAGGATGTAATTGTCGGATAGTTTGGGATCTGTCGTCGAGAAACCTTCATTTTCGACCTTTTTGAATACTTTCGCAATTTCAACTTCGGTTAGTGGTCGGATTTCAATATCATCGTCGTATGCGGTGACGTGTACCTTTTTCCGGAATCTAGTTCCTTCCAGAATGAGCTCTTTTGATATCATATTAGGTTTTCCTGACTTTGGTTTTTGATGTTTTGTAAAAACGGAGCGATAAGCTCCGCGTTGTGTTGCTTACTTGGGATCTCTGGACATTGCGGTGAATGAATATTTGGTGGTTGATGTAGATCCTACGTTACCAACATTCAATGAATCTTGATTCAGGAGGCAACGATTGAATGTGACAATTTTACCACCACCAACAGTAGTTGGTTCTTTGAGGGAACGCTTATATTCATCACCAGTGTCGCTGACGACAATTGTAAATTCCCGGCTGAGACCAGAACTTGACCATGTCAGATGATTCTTGATCAGATCCATCCAAGTTTCTGGATTTTCTGCATTGGAAACCCACCAGGTTCCAATTTCGAAATCACCTTTGTAGTCGATTTTGCCTTGGACTTGAGCATATTTTTCGTGTTTACCAGTACCATATTCTGACGCGATATCTGTTGTTTTCTGGACAGTAAGAGATTTCAGTGGTATTGAATGTACAGTACCATCATTGGATGAGGTAAATGTGACAACAATATCTCCTGGATCTTCTGCCACTATTGTATATGAACTTTCTGCCATAATAAAACTCCATGTATGATTATGATAAAAAATTAATTAGTAATGATTATAGTTCATCACTAACTTTGGTAACCACTTTGGTATTCTCGTTTTCGTTCAGGATACCAACCGCGATTGTTTCATCTATGCGCTCAATATGACCTATGTTCTCCATACTGATCTTGACGATGACTTTTCCAGTATCGGTAGTAGCTGGGAAAACATCTAGTGTGTATGCGCGTATATTTTCGTCACGTAACAGGTCATTCAGAACCGAAGCAATTGATGCTTTCATGGCAGCCATCACACCAACAGTTCTCTTCTCGTGGAAGTACTGTTGTGCGATTTCGTTGCTGCAGACAATAACCCAATTGATGGTGCGGTTGTCTACTGTCCGCAAGAATTGCCACGTTCTGTCGGTCGTGATTCCGACGTATGGTCTGATGCCGCGTGATTTAATGATGGCATCTACTCTGGCATCGGTGGCCTGCGTTAGCGTATCAACTTCATCTTGATCAAATGTGTTGAGTAAGCCATTCAAACCGTTCATGGCGTTTCTGGGAAGTGCGGCGCTCTCGCCAATCGCTACAGCAGCTTCTTTACCGGCTCTGGCGCATGCGATATTCTGCGGTATAGAAGAATTGTCCCAGCCATTTCCGACAATAGTTAGTAGGCGATTAGAATAGCCGCTAGCTAAATCAAGTAATTGATCTACTGATAGATTTGGTGAAGCAGCTATGAAGCACTGGCATGGATGGAACCTATTTGCCATTTCCATTGACCATCCGTCTAATACGGGTATCAGATCGTGAGTACCTTCTTCAACTTCGTATTCGGTGAGACAAGCGCACTGAGGAGCACCTATCAGTTCAGCTGCAGCATTTCCACCAATTCTGAGAGCATTTTCCCAGTCATCTGTTGTTATGGCCAAGCCGTCGAGGCCCCCAGTCAAAATATGTGTAACATCAGCATCGATCTTGGGTAGATGAGTTTCTCCCGGAACAATAGTTGCTTTGACGAAACCAATCGAATTCAGTCTGGCAACCAACTTAACTAGTGATGAAATATTGTCGTACGTATATCTTGTTTCATTATCGGAAACCACTATTTTAACTGTGGGGTACTTCAAACTATACATGATCAGAGATGTTGGTGGTATTGCCTCGCCGAATGTTAGACTACCGTTGGTTTTATCAACATAAACTTGATCAGATGTTGGACCGGGGACGTATATAATTTCTTTCTCAATACCGTTTACTTTCACCCAATTAGCTGTAGATTCCAATATATTCGCGTAGTCTGTATAATAAGGTCCTGCGTTTCCATTTCCTGGTACGCCATAATATGAGTATTCGGTTGCTTTGTAGCTACCTGGTAGAACTTTTACTGTTATTGCGTTGCCCCAGATTCCAGGTGATGCAGCATCAATTGTTACGACATCGTTTAGTTCGTCCAATCCATCGTTGAGAGTTACTGAGGCAGTTGCATGATCGGCACCCAGCACTCTGACAGCATAAACCACCGGAGCTCCTTGAGCAAAAATTATTTCAATTGCGTCCTTGAGACCGCCGGAATAGAAGTAATGCTTAGCTTCAGATGAACTTGTCATTACAACACATTCATCTACCGGTCCGCGCACCGCACGACCAACCACCAGAACAGTCCCTTTTCCGACTATTACTGGTACTGGACCTACCGTTTCCAGTTTGATTAATAACCGAACAAATTGATTCGGATTTCCGTATTCAACCATAATAGAACTCCATTAATTTAGTTTTAAATCGTTTCAATCATTGTGGTTTTGACGTTGTAGCCGTCATTTATCCACTTTTGGAAAGCCTTTTTTGTGATTTTGTGTTCTCGATATGCATTGAGAATACTTATTTTATGTGGCTCTTCCTTCATAGAAATTTCAGATTTCTTCATGAGCATTACCTATGCATTTTAATATAATCAAATAAAAAGACGTCAAAAGGTATTTTACGAAAGCCGCAGGAGAATCTGAAAAAAAAAAATAAGTTTATGTTAGAACAAATTCTCGACTACTCATTGATCAATATGATGTCGAATCCTGAGTAAACTGTTTTGCTGGGTCCTCTTAAGAGCACATCACAATTAATGCAGCTTCTCCAGCCGCGCAAGCAAATCGACATTTCATACCATGGTGGATGTACATCAGTCAATGTTATGTGATCAGTTGGTACATATGGCAAACCAAAATCATATTGGATGGCGTGAATGTTAGGTGTATCATCCAATATACTGAATTCATATTCTATTTTGAAGTCTAGCACAGCCGGATATATCCAATGTTGGTCGGAAGCTCGTGCTTGAAATGGCGGAAGGTAACCTATATGGCTGGATCCTGGAACTACTCTCATACGATCGGTAGGCCAATACAACCCCAGTCTGCGCAATTCTATTTGTACCTGTAGGTCATACAGCATTTGATCAAGGACTTCTGGGGTTTGTTGGTCTGTACCGGCTAATGGGCTTTCCGCCATCAGTGTAACACTGATTGATGCCTGCTCGTGGTGTCCGATCCATTGTCGAGCGTCACCATTCTCGCCTAGATAATCTTTCCGGATTGGCCCAGATGTATTTGGCCGAATCCTGATACCTTCCGATATGATAGCTAACCGCATCGATGGGAAATGGTAGTCATCGTTGTCTAGGCGGTCTTTCCGAAGCTTCTTGATTGTTTGACTGGCGAGATTCGTGGGTATGATGTCAAGGAGTTTGGCCCGTTGTGTGATAGATAGCATTTATGGCACCACCGGATCTCTTCTGCTATCATATGGTTTGTATGGAATATCTAAATATTCTATATCAAGCATTTGTGGTGTATATTTTTCCACAGAAGATATAATTTCTTCTATATGATCGTTGATCAAGCGTATGTCACATTTATATGTTTTTTGGTCAGTATCAATAACAGCTAGATCATAAAAAGTGTATACTGGTACAGTCTTTTTGTCGTAAATTCGCATATCATATGGATTGTAAATTCTTCTGGCCATTGCAGTTAGTATATTAAAATCTTCAATAAATGTGGTTTGAAGCGGTAAACTGGCCAAATATGATGAATTCATCATTTTTCTGAAGGGAGCACTACAAGTATATGTTTTTATGAATTTCTTTTTGCTCAGTATATCGAACAGGTATGTTTCGTGCTTGGTAATTAATGTGGTATACAAGAATGGCGTACTTTTGGTGAGAATGCTTCTAGATTTGAGGAGTAGGCTTTGATCCCAAGAAATGCCGCGAACAACTTTATTCAATTCGATTATCCATTGACCCGAATTGTGACATGGTACTCCTGACCATGTATAATTTGCCAGATATTCTTCATCGAAAGTTTGCTGTCCGGTATTTGATGGAACATCGCCTTCCCGAACAACTACTGTTTGCGGGTTAATGCTGGTCCAATCAGTTCCGTTTGTAGAAATTTTGACAATTGGATTACCTGAAGCATCTACACTAGTTACGGTTGATAATATTTCTGCTTCGGATGTTCCAAT